ATGTTCGTGCGACTTACGCTGATGAGCTAGGAAAGGCTCTCGCAAAAACATACGATCAAAACGTAGCGAAGGTAATCGCTAATGCTTCAAGAGCATCTACAACACTTACAGGTGGCAACGGTGGATTAGTTTCTACTCTTGCTTCTGGTAACACTGCTTCAGCAAACGTCACAGGTGATGAGTTAGCAGCAGCTATTTATGACATCGCACAGGCATTTGATGAAAGAGACATCCCTCCAACAGATCGTTTCTGTGTTTTACCACCTGCTGAGTACTACAAGTTAGCTGAATCAGCTACAAGAACTGTAGATGTTGACTTCAACCCAGGTGGAAATGGTTCATTTGCATCAGGTCGTATACAACAGATTGCTGGTATTCCAGTGATGATGAGTAACAACGTACCTCAGTCAAACGTATCATCAAACCCAAGTGGAGCTAACAACACCTACTCAGGTGACGATAGTAAAACTATTGGTCTTGTCTTCCATAAATCTGCTGTTGGTACAGTAAAACTAATGGACATGACAACTGAGATCTCTGGTTCTGACTACGGAATTATGTATCAGGGTACATTGATGGTTGCTAAGTATGCTCTAGGTCATGGAATCCTAAGACCAGAATGTGCAGCTACTATTAAGCTATCTGCTTCTTAATTTCTATTTTTAGGGTATCTTATTATTAGATACCCTTTTTTTTATATGTATGACAACTCCTAAAAGAATTAAAACTGGTATTCAAGTTCCCAAAAGTGGGCAATTAAAACCTAGTTACAATAGGGCGATAGAAAGAATGTATGAACGCATGAAAGAACTTACACCAGATGATTTTGATGTAGTTCTTAAAGTAGTTCCCAAATCAAAAAATAGAAATTCACTTAGAATCAAAAAAGCCTAACTAATCCCATGTATCATTCATCAAAGAAAAAAAAGAAAAAGAAAAAGGGTGGGAGGGATTCACTCAAAATAAAAAAGTACTAAAAAATGACTGTAGCTGCAACCACCGAGCTTGAATCAATCAACATTATGCTTGCTGCAATAGGCGAAGCACCTGTTAACTCTTTAACTGGTACGTTACCTGTTGATGTAAAGATAGCTCAAACTACTTTGACAGAAGTAAACAAAGAAGTTCAATCAGAAGGTTGGTCTTTTAATACTGAAATAGATGTAACTCTTACAAGAGATGGGTCTAATGAAATTAGTTTACCTGCTAATGTTTTAAGAGTAGATGCAAACATACATCAACACCCGACTATTGACCCTATACAACGTGGGCTAAAGCTATACGATAGACAGAATAATAAATACGAATTTGATGAAGACTTGATTTGTACTGTTGTTTATTTTAGAGAGTTTGATGAAATACCAGAACAAGCAAGAAGGTATATGACTATTAAAGCTGCAAGAATATTTGTAGATAGACTTGTTGGAGATGATGGTTTAAGAACCTATACACAGCAAGATGAAACAAGAGCAAGAGTTATACTTACAGAAACAGATTATGCTAACGCAGATCACAACTTACTAAGAGGAGACCCTTCTCTTACCAGTATCTTTGATACTTACAATCCTTCTAGTGCTTTAATTAGATAACTATGGCTGTCATATCAAGAGCTATACCTACATTATTGAGAGGTATATCACAATCTTCTGATGCCTTAAAGCAGCCAGATCATGCTGATATACAAGACAATGCTGATAGTAACCCTGTTCTTGGTCTTACAAAGCGAAGTGGTTTTCAATATGTAACAGCTTTATCTTCTTCTACTCTTGGTAATGTTCACATACAAACTATAAATAGAGATGCAAACGAAAGATATGTAGCAATATTTAGTAATGGTAATGTAAAAGTATATGAGCTAGATGGTACAGAAAAAACTGTAAACAAACCTGATGGTACTGCCTACTTAAATACTTCTACACCTAGAAGCGTATTGAAGACAGTTACTATTGCTGACTTTACTTTTGTTGTTAATACCAGTATTACAGCAGCTATGGACTCTACACTAAGCGGTGGTACTGGCACAAAAGCAATCATATTTATAAATCAGGCAACAGCTAATACAACATATTCTGTAACGATTGATGGAGTAACAGTTACAGATAACACTTCTGGCGATTCAACTCTTAGTACAGATACGATAGCTGCTGATTTAAAAACAGGTCTTGATTCTGGTCTTACTGGTTTTACTATTGTTCGTAATGGTCCTGTTTTATATGTAAGAAAGAATGATAATTCTAATTTTTCTATAGATGGTAGTGATACACAAGGCGATACAAAAATGACAATAATAAAAGATTCAGTACAAAGATTTACTGATCTGCCTACTGTATCTCCACATGGTTATGTAGTTGAAGTTAAAGGAGATCAAGATACTAACTTTGATAATTACTATGTAAAATTTGTCGGCAACAATACTACAACTGATGGGGTGTTAGAAGAAGGACAATGGGAAGAAACTGTAGAAGCAGGTATTCAATTTAAGTTTGATTATGCAACAATGCCACACGTTCTTGTACGTCAAGCTGATGGTAATTTTAGATTTGCAAAGGTAGATGGGGATAGTTATACATTGTCAGGAGTAACTTATACTTTGCCTAAATGGGGAGAGAGAACTGTAGGAGACCTAGTATCTGCACCTAACCCTTCTTTTATTGATAATAAAATAAATAATGTATTTTTCTTTAGAAATAGACTTGGATTTTTAGCAGGGGATAATGTAATTCTTTCAAGAGTATCAGAGTTTTTTAACTTCTTTCCAGAAACAGTTATATCTGTTTTAGATAGTGAACCTATAGATGTAGCTGCTTCTCATACAAAAGTTGCAATTCTAAAAAGTGCGGTAACTATGGGAGAAAAACTTATCTTGTTCTCTGAACAGACGCAGTTTGTATTAACAGCGTCAGCAGATAACCTTACCCCTAAAACAGCTAACGTGATAGTAGCAACTGAATTTGAGAGTAGTGCAGCAGCACAGCCTGTAGGTTCTGGTAGTTCTATTTATTTTCTTACTGAAAAAGGTTCGTTTGCAGGTATTAGAGAATATATTATTCAAGGAGAATCACAGATAAGAGATGCAGCTAACGTCACAATTCATGTACCAAGACTTATACCAACTAATGTTTTTAAGATGGCAGTATCTACTAACCAAGATATTCTTGTAGTCTTAGGTTCAGATAATCCCAATAAATTATATGTATATAGATGGTTGTATGGAGGAGATGGACAGAAAGCTTTGAGTGCTTGGTTTACATATACCATAAACACAAACAGGTCTATCTTAAATGTTGATTTTATTGGTACAGATTTGTTTGCTGTTATAGAAGAAGCCAATAAAGTAACACTAGAAAAAATACCATTTGAAACTGAATTTAGAGAAACTAATGCTAGTTTTGAATATCATCTTGACCATAAGGTAACTGAAGCAACAACAGGAGTATCAGTATCTTATAGCTCTGGTACTGGTCTATCTACTTTTACAGTTCCATACAGACTTAGAGCAAACATGAATATTGTTGGCAGATATTTAGGTAGTGGAGAGACAAGCACATTTGTAGATGCTCAAGGTAATACAAAAACTCTTGTATCAGGGCAAGTACTTTCAACTACAAATCTTACAAATGGTTCTACTTCTACAATTACAGCAACAGGAGATTTTAGAAATAGTAAGTTTATTATTGGAGAACCTTTTGAAATGCACTATAGATTTAGTAAACAAAGACTAACAGAACAAGGTGCAGGTTCCCCTGAGTATGTAGGTGGCAGATTACAAATACATCATTTTTATATTAAGTACGAAGATGCAGGGTTTTTTAAAGTAGAAGTAACACCTGAGAATAGAGATACTTCAATTCATAAATTTACTGG